AACCGGGAACGGATTACGCCCCAATCCGCGCTGGTTCTGAGAGGCCTGGGACGAGAAGCTCGTTACGGTGGATCGTGAACTCCTGGTTGAGGACTTCGTTGGTGAAGAGGACGGAGAAGACGGTCCCTCGCAAAGCGATCCTGCGCTCTTTGCCGACCAGGCCCGCTGAGAGATCGGCGAAGAAGCCTTCTCCCGCGAATAGCCCGGCTCCCGCGAATAGCGAGCCGCTTGCACCGCTCAGATCAAGTTCTTCAGGTTTACCGGTCGATTCCGCGAAGTCTTTGTCGATCTCCATCGTGACTTTGCCGGTCCCCCAGACCTTCGAGGCCCGGACCTTCTTGATATCCGCTGAGCCAAGGTCGAACCAGCCTGATCGCCAGCGCTCTTTGATCGCTTTGCCGTCGTCGTTCGTGTAGCTCGTTTTGTGTCGCCCGATCATCTTTTCTCCGCTGGAATAGCCGAAGACCAGCTCTGTCGCGTTTTCAACCCGGAAGGTGGCGAAGCAGGAGGCGGGTAGATCTTGAAGCGACCACCACTTGTATTCCGGGCTGTAGACCAACTGGCGGTTATTGGCACTGGAGGTCGGGAAGCTCAGATAGATCTTTTCCTCCCAGGTTTCCATCGCGCAGTTGGTGATTTCGCTGAAGGCGAGAGTACCGCCTTTGTAGAAGAGGCTCGTATCCCCCGACCAAATCGGTTCCACGAGGTTGGAGACCTGTTCTGGCTCGGAGCCGGTGGTCCTGTAAACGCCCTCGCGACTCATGAAGTAGACGCCGGTCTGATGGATGCAGACGGCACGTGGGGAAGCTAGGCCTACACCTGTTTCGATCGTCTGGAAGACGAATTCCGGTTTGTTTTCGGAGTCGCGAGCCTGGTCGGTGATGACGAAGAACTTCGATTCCTTGAAGACGAAGACGAATTCTCGCCAGGTTATGACCGCTTGGACTTTCTCCCCGTCGCCCGGTGTGAACTGAATGTAGGCGGTAGATTCGAAACTCTCGGGATTGCCTTCTTCTGAGAAATAAACATGACTGGGGGAGGATTCGGCTCCGCCGGGGCCACCGGCTTTGGAGGAGAACCCCCCGCAGACCAAGCGATTGTAAGCGGGCAGCACGCAGAGAGAGGCGGCTTTGACGCCGGTTTTGGCTCCGACGCCGTCAACGGAAATCGTCGGGTTGGTCCATTCGGTGCCATTCCATTTGCGCAGGCTATCGGTTCCGTTTCCGGTATACACGCTCTCTTCGTTGGGTTTGCCGAAGTGCGTGAAATCCCAAGGACCACCTGAAAGACCGGTCGCCGAAGCTACTATCGTGCCCCCGGTAGACACGGCCTCCAGGCGGGTCCCACAACCGGCTATGAGCTGCTTGGTACCTGAGGCCGTGTAGAAAGGGGACAAGCTTTCCACGCGGTTGGTCAGTTCCGAGCCGGTCAGATTGTTGTAGCCGGGGCGCGATTCGATGGCACCACGCTGGCTGAACAAGACATTGAGGTCGTCCACGCATTGAGCCGGGTCTACGGAATCGGCCTTGTCTACGAGATTCAAGCCCTTCCCGAAGCCTTCAAATGGCAGGGACTGGTAGCGAGGCATCTAGAGATAGTCCCAGGGCCTGCCGCTGCGCTGGATCGTACGAGGTCTCTGAAAGTCTTTTTGAAGCTGGTCGGAGATCATTGCCCGAAGGTCTTCCTCAATCGAGCCTTTCAATTCAGCAGCTACCTGGTATTCATCGTTGTCTTTCAGGCACTGAACTACAGCCATGTCCACAATCAAATATTGCCACTCTCCCGGGACCACCGGCTCATCGCCTTCTTCTAGAAGGGCCGCGGCGCGCTGGACATAGCGCACGGTTATCTCAGAGACGCTTGAGAGTGGGTAGGCTTGCAAGACGTTATTTTCGAGATACCAAAATTGAGGAAGGCCTTCTTCTTCGAGGTTGGGGAAAGCTTCTGCTAGCCAACGCCGATCAGCACCGTGCAACGGCCACTGATTCGTTTTGTCGGTCACCGAGAGGACGTAGCGCAGGTTTTCGATTTCAAGAGGAGCCGTGCCTTCGGCTTCGGCTTCCAAGAAGGGCCATTGGAATCGCGAGCACAAGATTTGATAAGAGCGCCTGACAAAGCTTTCAATCCGCGCTTTGGACATATAGTCATATCCCCGCGCTATAACCTCTTCGACTAGAGCGCCGAATGTCATTGAGACTTCGCTGTCTTTTGGTTCCACGATGATCGGGCTCAAGGCGCGCTCCTTGAAAGCTCATACCAGTTTTCCCCGTCGCACTGGAGTTGGATCAGCCCCGGGCCGGTAAATTTGCCGACGAGGAAGAGCGGAGAGGCATCTTCGAGGCTGCCGGTGCTCGTCAGGCGCAGAGCCAAGACGCGGCCTTTGTAGCTCGCAGTGATTTTTTTGATTGCGGCGGTCCCCGAGATCAGCCAATAGTCGGCATTAGGCCCAAACGTCATTGTTTCGCTAGCACTGAAGGGGCCGTTGGATTGATCCGTGTCGATCCCGATTCCGCGATTATTGGTCCCCACGGTCGAGAAGCCGCCGCCTGCGTTTTCCTTGACGCGAGGCGAAACGATATTGAGGCTGTCGCTGGTCCCTGTGGATTTGAGACCGAAGCCGGTGTTTTTCTGGAGATCGGCTCCGATTACCTTGCCCCCGTTGGCCTGATTGACGAAGCGGATTCCGTCCGACCCGTTGCTATGGCTTTGCGAGCCGGAGATCGTGCAGGAAAAGGCTGCTTCCACAAGGATTCCGTGGGAGGTGTTTTTGTGGTAGAAGCCCTCGGATACATTGAGGCGGATCGTCCCAGTCGAACCCGGAGCCGCACAGAGCAACCCCTGCGAACCGTTTTCCCTCGCGTCCGTTCCGATTACGTCACAGCGGTGATCGGCATTGCCGGTCGCTGAGATAGCGATGCCGATCCCAGCGTTGTTGTCCGCCGAGCACCCAACCAGCTTGGTCCACGAATCCGAGTCTTCGAAAGAGACAGTTGCGCCTTTGCTATGGCTCGCCGCCGCACCGCGCCCAGAGCTTCGTTCACAGCTCTTCAGCGTATTGCCTTCTATCAGCCCGTAATAGACCCGCTCGCTGTCAACCAGGATATTTCCCTGCGGGGGCAGAAATGAAGCGTCTTCTACCGGGACTTCAGTCACTGAGCTATTGATAGCCGCTGACAACGCGGTGGTCGTCGTTAGTGATTCGAGCGCGCGGACGCTGAACCCAGCGACCACGTTGTTTTCAGCCGTGCAGCCGAGGAAGCGGACGTGCCTGCCTCGAACGTCGAAGCCGTGATCGGCATTGCCGGAGGCGTAGCAATCGACCAGCGTGACGCGTTCTGAGGACTTCACGTCCATGCCATCTGAAGAGCCGTCGGCGAGGCCGTTATTGATGATCCGGCACTTCTCCAGATAGACATCGGAGATTGGCCCTCGCTTAGCCGCTTCACCTTCGGGCCTTCCCTGTAGCCCTAGGCCGTAACCCCGGCTGTTGATGAAGTTGCAACGCAAGGCATGGAAGCGACGCATTGCATACGCGTGGACCAAGGACCCGGCGGGAGCAGCTTCTTCGAGTTCGGAGTTGGCCTTGTCCCCGTCGAAGGTGATCCCCTCCAGATAGAGGTCTTCAATGGGAACGTTAGATCCGATGCCGGTCATGCTGAAGACGCCGCCGAGAATCCCCCCTTCTTGTTTCGGGGCTAGGCGCAACGTGGTCAGCCCAGGCCCCGCTCCGACAAGGCGTAGGCCGTCTTCGTAGATCAGCCCTTTGACCTTGAAGGTGCCCGCTGGGATCCGGACTTCGCTGCCGCTGGCGATTGCGGCCTGAATCGCGGCGGTGTCATCCGTCACGCCGTTTCCAACGGCCCCAAAGTCGCTGACACTGACAATGTCGAGATTGCTCAGATCCGAGCTAGTCACGGCCTCCCATGGGACCGTCTGGCCGGAAACGACTAAGTCATAGGAGCCTGGTTCGGCCCAAGCAGTTGCGCCGTTTGCCTCAGGACGGCCCTCGTTGTCCGTGAGCAACGGCTGAGCTACGCTCGTACCGCCCGATTCAGCGCTGTAGAGAAGCGCTTCGGTTTCAGTCCCCCGCTCGTAGACGTAGACAGGGACTTTGCGGGCTACGGCTAGGGGGGCACTGTCCTTGAATACGATTTCAGTGAGAGCGACCCGGCTCATAAACGCTAGGGTTTCTCCGGAGCGTATTTACGGGCTTTTGAGCTGCGCGAGGCGTGGCCTTTCAAGTCAGTGCGTTCCTTGAATCCGGCGGGGCCACGAAGGCGCTTAGCAGCTCGCATAGCTTCATCTGCCATGTCCAACTGCTGTTCCTTCTCTGTGGCCTGAGCGCGGGCCTTTGCTTCGGCTACATGGCGCTGAATGCGCTTGCGTTCTTCCTTGACCCGGTCGTTCCACATATCGGCCGCCTGGAGCATCTCCAGCATCCAAGCTCCCGGTTCGCGATACTGGCCCTGTGGACCCTGGAGGACGATATAGGCATCTACGCCCCCAGGGACCCGTTTCCGCACGTGCCAGTAGCCAGCCTTCAACTCCGTGTCAGAGGCGTTCTGGACGCCTAGGACCAGCGAGAGCCCAGGGTCGATCCGCTTTAGCTCCTTGTTCCAGTGAGCAGCCTCTTCGATCTGAGCATCTACCTGTTGCTCGATTTCACGGTTGATCTGCTGGGCTTCGTAGGACCCTGGGGGAGCGAGGGGCATAATCAGATTCCGTAGGCGATGACCATAACTTTAACTTTTTCCACGTTTTTGGTCGTGCCGATTTCTTTCTGGGTTTTGTAGTTGAAGAGCTTGATCAATTCTTTTTCAGCGTTATAGGTCGCCCAGCCGACTTCTACGGTTTCCGATTCGGAGCCCTGGAGAAGCAGGCAGAAGGCCCAGGCCACGCTCTTGAGTCCGAGTTCAGCAGCGGTCAGGGACTCGCCACCTTCGAGGTAGCTGGAGTCTAGAACCACTTCTGCAACTACTTGCCTGCGTGCCCCCGGGATGCGAGGCTGGTCGAGAATTTTGGTCGTAACCGCCAAGAGACTGTCCTTTCAGAAGATTTGAAGCCCGCCCCCAGCGTTAGCCAGAGGCGGGCAGATACCTAGACCGACAGGCCGGTCAGACGGCCGATGGAGTTACGCCGGTTGGTGGCGAACTCCATGTAGGCCTCAATCGCACCGTTGACGTAGGTGGTTTTCGGGATGTACATGAGGATGCCTTTCCCTCCGTACTTCTCGGTAGCCCACTCCGGAGCGCCTGCACGCAGGATGAAGACGTGCTTCTTGACGGCCATGTAGAAATCTTTGTCCGGGCAATCCTGATGGCCCTGAACGGACAGATTCCCAACCATGATCGACTCCCCGTCTCCCGTATTCTGGGATTTCGTGTCGGGGAAGCGAACCTGAGTGAAGCTTTCGTTTTCCAGGTTCGCGATCTGGGCGAGAGACGTGAAGGCCCAATCGGGGGTTTCGCCCTTCTGGCGGACCCTGCGCCGCAGTTTGATCACCTTCTGGCGCGTGATCGGGGTTGATTTGGCGTCTTCCACGATGCCCTTCCAAGAACCGGTGGTTTCCGGTTTCAGGCCACCCAGGGTCGAGGTTTCCGAGGCGAGGTTGCCCCAGCCGTTGTTCTCGTAGCTGGTTTCCCCGGAACGGGAGTTGGCCAGAGAGACGTAGTCGGTTTCCGCCGTTTTGATTTTGGTCGCGATTTCCAGCGTCGGCGTTTCTTCTGATTCGGAGAAGGCCAGGATCGCTTTGTCAGCGGCCTTCAGCCCCTCTTCTGTTTTGGAACCGATATCGATTACCTGTCCAACAGGCAGGTAGCCGTTGCGCAGCGCCTGGTAGCCGAACCCTGTTTTCAGCAGGTTGATCGTTTTCGATTCGGATTCTTCTTTGGCGCACTGGGCGATCAGCGCGGTCCCGTCCCCGAACAGGGTGCGGGTGAGCTGCTTGCGCATATCTGAGAGCTTGCCTTCGACTTCGAGGTCAAGCTGGCGCATGATTGCCTTCGCGGCGTCTTTGGTCCGCTCAATCGCAGCGGTATCCATTTCGATCATGCCCCACTGGCGCTTGTATTCCCATTTCGCCCGTGTGGTCTGCTGCGGGGCTGCTTCGTTGAGAGCTCCCGAACCTGTTTTGGGGACCCAGGTGATACCGCCACCGCGCCCTGCCTGGACGGGGGTGAGGGCTTCAAGACCGATCTGGATTTCTGGTTTTAGCCTTAAAACCTCTTCCAGCATCGGGTCTTTCGAATAGAACTGCTTCTCGAAGTTCCCACCGGTCCAAACCTGCTTGGCACCGGCTTCAGCGACTTCGAATGTCGAGACGGACATCAAAGGCTCCTTATGGATTTGGGAGCGCTATTCAAGCGACGGAGCCGCTTCCTCAGCGATTTCGTCATAAACTTTGTAGCGCTCCTGTTGATTCGTAGGGTCAAACGCCTTCCTCGCAGGGCTTCCCTGACTTATCCGCCTCGGACCGCCTTTTTTGCTGGCAATCCATTCGTCAACAAAGCCCTTGAAGGTCTCGCCGATCTCGGGGATTGCCTGCGGTCCATGCACTTCCGCATAGGAAGAGATTGCTTTGAGCGTTTTAGGCTCAAACTCGAATCCGTTGCCGAAAGACTTCTCAAGCGATTCAATGCCCTCGGCGATTTCATCTGTCGCCTGAGCGCTCTGCTGCGCCTGAACCTCTTCCTGTTGCTGGTGAGTCAGAGCGCCTTCGACGTTCTCAAGACGGGCACGCAGCTCATCCTCAGGGTCTAGGAACTCCTCTGGCTCGCCTTCATCGAATTCGTAGCCGAACTCCTGCTGGAGCCAGGCATCTCGTGCGGCGGGGTCATTCTGCATTGCCGTGATGAAATCACGGTATTCCTGCGCTTCTTGGCGCTCCTTCGCTAGCTCCTGAGTCTCCGCTTGTCGCGTTTTCGTGTAGTTGGCCTGCCATTGCTTCTGCAAGGCTTCTACATGCGGGCGGGCGTCCTCCGGAACCTGCTCCGGGTCGAAGTCCGTAAAGGACTCCTGAGCCTCTGTCGCTTGTCCGGTATCCGGGGCGTCGTCGATCTCGGCGGCTTGTCCTAGATCAGGGGCCTCTGCTGCTTCGTCTGGCATTTACTACCTTTCATGGGGCGGGGGCCGTAGCCTTGTCCGCGTATTGAACGGGGCTTCCGGAGAAGCTTGTCCGCTGATAAGATTGTGTCCACATCTAAGTGAGGAGACAGCGTGGACGAAGCTTTGAGCGCGCAAGCGCGAGCAATCTTGGAGTGGCTGGCAGAACGTGCTGAGCATGCCTACACGGTCGCGGCAGTAGCCGACTGGATGGACACTGGTGTCCCGAAGGTCCAAGGCGCGCTCTCCATGCTGCGCAAACACGATCTCGTAGCGCATTTTCCTGGCGACCCGGGAACCTGGGCCATCACTCGCCAAGGGCTATCTGAGATTCGGGGAGACTCGGGATCGGTTATCGACCGGTACCGCATGGCCCTTGAAACACTCCTTCTCCTCGGCACCTCCTGGGACGACGCTGCGCGGATGCGCAAGATCGCGGCTAAGGCCCTCGAACCGTAAACACAGCGGTTCTTCGCAAGGCCGTACCGCGCGTTCTAAGCCCCCGGAGGCCCTTCCGCTGGGTTTGACCCTCCTCCAGCGTTCAAGGCCGGTAGGGACGGCATGGGCTTGCTCTGCGGGGCCGCTGCGTTCTTCAAGCCGAGTTCTTCAGCCTGATTCGTCTGAAGTTCCTGTTCGCGCTGCGCCTCTCGCATTTCCAGGTCGCGTAGCGCGCTGAAGACCAGCATCGCTGCTTTCTGGGCTTCTGGGTCAAGGTGCGCGAATTCATCGCTCTTGGCCCAGTTGGCGAGAACGGAGGACCAGACTTTGTAGTTATCGACGCCGGGTCGGGGCATCCAAGCCGGGACTTCGGTCTCCATCACCGGTTGTCCGTCAGGACCGATTTCCGGTTCTTCGGTTTCGACGTTGAGTTTGAAGCCTGCTTCCTCTCCAGGCCAGACAGGGCGCATTCCCATTTTTTCGAAGGTCCCGGCGCGGATCTGGTTGATGATGTAGTTGATCCGGCCTACGTCCTCTTCGTAGCCTTCGAGCAGGCCTTCAGCGTTGCCGTTGTTCATCGCGCTCAGAAGAACCTCTGGGGGGAAGTAGCCGGGGAACATCTGGGCGATGTTCTGGATTCTCTGCTCTATCGCCTGACGCGTGAAGGGCGTAAGAGAGCCAGGCTGGACTCGTACATCCGTCTGGTCGCGAAGGTCCGCGCCCTTGAAGTCTTCGATCGGCATCCAGCCGGTGCGGCCCCGGTACTTCATTAGCCGGTCCTCGGTGAAGTGGCGCTGAACCAGCGTGAGGCAATCGCGCATGATGCGAGAGTGGGTTTCGGCCAGATTGGCAATCAAGTCCTCCCAGGCGATTTCGTCCTTCTGGAGGATGCTCTGCACGGCCTGATTGGCTGAGACCTGAGACGGCACTTCGTTGTCATGCGCCTCGAAGCGCATCTCGGCCATTGCTTCTTCTTTGAGTTTGAATAGCTCAGCCGGAATCCCCTGCGTGGGGGCGAATTCGATTTTGCCGCCCATCAGGACAGTCGGATCGTATTCTTCTCGCGCTCCAGGTTGGTCTGTGGCTGGAAGCTTAAAAGCCCCAACGGGCGCAAGGGTCTTCGGCACGAGGCCCTCCTGCGCGAACTCGGCAATCTTGTTCTGAGCGAAGTCGTAAGTCCGCATACTCTCGATCAGCGAGCGGACGAGGCCCTTATCGCGATCTGAGGCCGGGTTGACCGTGTAGCCGAGGCGATGGATGCAAGGCTCATCCACGACCTGACCTTTCGCGTCGGTTAGCGGATAGCCCTCTTCGGGGAAGATCTGCTTGCCAGCGGCTGAAAAGAGCCTGCGACCCTGCGGGTACTTGGCCGAAGGGCGCTCCAGGTACTCGGTGACCATGCAGAGGTTCGAAGACTCAGCTTTCTTCATCGAGCCTTCTAGTTCCGCGTTGGCTGGGAGTTTGCCGCCCACGTAGCCTGGTTCGGCTTCGACCTGATCCCTAGGCCGCGCGTGTTCTATCGCCCACCAGCGGCTCTCCTCGAAGTCCACGCCTGGCTCCCACATCACTTCCAGGCCATTCCAGACGCCGATCCGCACGTCGCCTATGCCCACATGCTCGGGCTCTCCTTCGGGGTCCATCTGCACGTCCACGTAGGGACCTATCGAGGAATCCCAGTAGGCCATGATGAAGCCCTCTTCGGTGACCAGAGCGTTCCAGACGAGCTTCTGGGTGGCTCGCTTTATCCGCCAAAGTTCAAAGCCTGCATAGGCGATCTTTTTGGCGGTCTGGGCCGCCGTGTAGTCCTCCGGGTCGTTGGTCGAAGGATTGACTTCGTAGCCGGGGACACGCTGCGTGGCTGCTGAGACCTTAGATTGGACCATCGGGCCGATCAGGTCGTGGGAACGCCTGACGCGGTGGTCCTCCTTCTTGCCGCCGAGCAGATAGGTCAACGTTGCCAAGTGTTTGACGGAGCCGCCGTCTTCACTCAGGTAGCCGTAGTGCTTACCATCCGCGAACTCAACGGCGAGACGGCGCTGCGGCTTCAGCTCTTCCAGACGTGATTTGCCGCGCGTGATCCGTTCCTGCACGTCCTTCGGGATCGGCTGTGCGGCAGGACGCAGAGCGTCTAGCGCCTGTTCTGCCTTTTTCTCAAGCTGGTCGAGTACGGCCATTCAAACCTCTCTGGTATAATGTGTCCACAATCCAATGCGAGGAGGATTCCTGAAATGACGATTCATCAGGCCAAGATCACCTATGGCGATGGAAAGCTAGGACGCTTCTTTTCGGAGGACGGAACCTGGTTCTATGAGCATCAGCTTCCCGATTCTCACGCTCGAACCAAGTCGATGAAATATTCGCGCGAGTGGTTGAAGGGAATTGCTGTTGGCTCAAGCGTAATCGCCTCGGTTGAGTTCACGGAAACGCGGGCTGCCTAATCCCCAGCCAAACCCTGCCTCTCCAGTCGTAGCTTCTCGTAAGCCTGATCGTCGTCTAGGGCGATAGGCGCTACCGGCTGAAGCGGTCCCGTCTGCCCATGCGCGTAAGTCAACACGGCGCTCTCGGGGGCCTGGATGCGCTGAATCAGTTCGGCGCGCTCCTTGCTCCAAGCGTCTTCCCGCTGTCCGTGATGCACGATGACCAGGATCAAGGCTGCGACAACGAAGAGCCAGGAGAGAGCGAAGAGGAGGATCATTCCTTCAACGCCATCCAGATCAGGCTTGAGAACGCAGTGAGCGTCCCTAGTGCCGATGCCAGTTTTTCAGAAGTCGTATTGCCTGTCGCGGCTCTGGGCGTAGGCGATGGATGTCCGGCGTTAAAGGTCGTAGCCGTGCCAATGCCTATCGGCACGCGGGTGAATGTCGGGCGCACGGTGCCATTGGTGATCAGGCCCAAATAGTAGTAGCCGATTGGGAGCGTCAGGGACTGTTTGGCCTCCGCTGTCAAGGTCGCTTCCTGCTGTCCCGCCGTCCCCCAAGCGGTTGACTGGTCCGCCGTTCTTGCGACCAGTTCCCCCGTTTTGACGCTGTAGAGGCCCATCTCGTTCTTCCCAGCGGTGAGAAGTTCGCCTTTGGTCGTAACCTGGACCAGGACTTTCGAGACCGTAGTTTCCTTTGCGAGGTAGACCTTGCCAAGGAGAGCCGTGTTGCCGTTTGGCAAGGAGGCGTTCGTGGCGAGGATCGAATCGCAGGTCTGCGCCACGTAGGGGTTGGGCATCCCCGTAAAGGAATCCCGTTCTTCTCCAAACTTGACGCCGTTGAAGTAAGCACCTATCGCATCGTAGCTCGATGTGAGCGGGAATTCGTTTTCGGGGTCGCCAAGATATTCGGAAGGTTTGGTGGAAGTGCCTGCAAAACGAGTGCCTGCGAAGCGCGATGGCCCCTTGACGACGACCGTGACGCCGGAGGTGGTCCCTTGTTTAGCGAATTCGTTATCCAGATAGTGCGTGAACGTTTTTTCCGATGTCTCGCACACCGAGAAGGGTTTCGCGGTCGCGGCTTCGTTGTAGGCCCCGAAGAGACAATCGCGGATTACGCTTGGGCCGATTGGAGTCGGAGGGACTTCAGCGAAGCCCTCGAAAAACTGGATCGAACGACCCTGGATATGGCCCCGGAAGCGGCACTTGGAAGCCTCTAGGGTTGCTGTAGGGGCAATGTACATGCCGTGAGAGGAGAAAGGCTTGTCGGTGGCGTTGGAGCCGAGGCGGGCGAATTCGCAGTTATCGACAACCACCCGGCCCGCGCCATTGTGCTGGATGCCCATGGCGGTGGTGCGGTTGCCTTTCGTTGCCAAGCCTGCGTCTTCTCCATCGAAGATGCAATCGCGCAGCCACATATCGGTCGTTTTGTCGAGAGAGGTATCGACGCACATCGCGAAGCCGCCGAGGAAGTCGCAGCGACTAACCGCGATCCTGGTCGCCGTTGTCTGACCAAAGATGACTTGAGGTTCAGCCGTCCTTTCGACGGAAGCTCCCATCTTGAAGCCGAGATCCGCGAATTCCGCATCCCCGGCGGGGGCCAGCATCTTGACCCGGCTGGTCCCCGCATAGTTGCATTCGATGATTGAAGCTTTGCGACCGGAGCCGATGGTCTTTACTCCATCCGCTACTCCAATGCCACCACCTGATGCGCCGAGTTTCCAGGTGCCGTCGGGGATCAAGAGGACATTGCCTTTAACAAGGGCGGCATAAGCTTTTGTGAAAGCTTCCGTGCAATCGGTGCCGCTGACCGCCCCGAAGTCTCCATCGAGAGAGTGCGTTGGGATTGCGAGGGCGAACCGGGAGTCATTCCCGGCGGCTGCTGTCCCAGAGGAGGTGCCTATCGCAGGGCCACTGGGATTGATCAGCGCCATTAGATTTCAGTCCAGCAAACGTTGGATTCGCCTTCAGCCGTGATCGCGAAAATGGCTCCCGAATAACTGCCGGTCGTGAAGGCCCCGCCGCCATTCTTCAGATAGATGCCTTCTTTCGCCACGGCAGCAGAGCCGAGGGAGAGCCAAACGTCTTTCGTCCCTTCGTTGGAAATGATCACTTCGATGCAGTCCGCATTGACTTTGATCAGTTCTTTCGATTCGGTTTTAGCCGTGAGTTTCCCCTTAGGAACCCTGGCTTCCGTGCTGGAGCCGCTCTGCTGGACGAAGGCCATCGGCTACTTCTGGCCTCTCAGAGCCTCGATTAGCTCATCCTTGTTCATTGTGGACTGGCCTTTGACGCCGCGCTCCTTGCCCAGCTCGTGCAACTCCTCAACCGTGCGGGACTCGAAAGAACCGCCTGAGCCTCCGCCCGTGTCGCCGCGATCAGCGGCAGGCTCGGAAGATACCCCTGAGGAAGTCTCCGGTGGCTCCTGAACTATTGGGAACTCGGAGGCATACGTGACCGTCACATGAGCGCCATCGGGGCTGTAGAGAGCCAGAGAGGGCGTGTCTTTGCCGTCGTAGGCCTTCTCTTTGTCCACAAGCGTATTCTCGATCTCGTAGCCGCCATCCTCATCGGTCGGGATTTTGCGGGTAACGAGGACGGAGCCGACGCCTACGGAGATCTCGCGCACGGGAGCCTCCAGGGCCTTTGAGTCCTGGATATTCAAGGTGAATACGGTTGGCATCAGATACTTCCTTCCTCGCCAGCGGGTGTGGCGGGTTCGATTTCAAAGGATCGGCCAGCGACCAGCTCGCCATTGACAACTACCTCTGCTTGGCCTTCTAGGGATTTGCCGAACTGAGCTTCAAAGTCCTTGGTGAGATTGAGATCTGAGAGCGCTGCGTCTAGTTTCTGACCAAGCTCACCGACTTGGCGGCGCATCTCTTCGACCTCGTGCAGAGGCACCATCTGGCAGCACTCGCGGGCTGCCTCTTCCACGACCTCTTTGCGCAGGACAATCCGAGGGTCCATGCCAATGAAGTCGCGTTCGAAGTCGATCAGCTCTCCATCCTCCGATCCAGTCACGAGACAGGCGTGAGGGGAGAAGGGGAGCGGTCCTTTGGTCAAGCGAGGCATGTTGTCCTTTGGTAGAGTGTGGACATATGGAGAGAATCGAACCAGCAACTCCGGCACCCGAAAGCTACGTCTATACGCGTCCGAAAGGACCGGGACCGATGGAGCGCCTAACCTTCGAACGCAATAAGTTTTGCGCAGACGCGATCATGTGGAAAGCGCTTGCTGAGGAGTACAGGCGGCAGCTAGGCGAATCTTCCTAGTGGTCCTACGGGTTCCGCAGCCGGTTTCGTAGACACCGGAGGCGCGACACCAGGGTCCCATTGTTCCGGCCTGCGCTGAGTCATGCTCATCGCCTTCGGCCTACTCAACGGTCTGTGATTACACAGATATCTCAAACAGTCCGGTCCGTGGTCTTCGCGCTTGACGACGTCGAAGGAGCCATCGTCTTTGGGCTTGAGTCGGTAGCGCCGTAGCTCACGGAGGAAGCTGGAGCAGTTTTCGCCGATGAGCAATAGCGGGTCGGGCTCGCCCTCTTTGTCGCGATTCTCAAGGCGACGCATGACCTCGAAGACGCCGCCCTCTTTGTCGTTATTCGCCTTGACCGTGGGAATACCGGCGCGGTAGTAGGCCATCCTCACCGTGTCGGGAGTCATTTCGTCGCTGTTCGGATCTCTGCGCCCGGTTAGGGAATGGTTGCGAGCGGAAGGGTCGATCAGCGTGGCTACGGGGGTGCCGTAGCCCCAAGCGTTGCGCTTCTCCCGGATGTGCTGCGCTGCGTTCTCTGGAATCGTGGCTTTTTCGGTCAGGTAAAGCTCGTCGTAGATCAAGAAGCGGTTTTCAGGATCAATGCCTGCGAAGAGAACCGCCGTCGTGTTGTAGCCAGGGTCGATGATCTCGTGAAGCTCTAGATGCTGAACGTGGTCTTTGCCTGCGTCTGAGCGTAGCCAGGTGTCGTTGACGCAATGCAAGTCCTTGTCGAACATCGGGTAGACGAGACCCTCCAGGTGCAGGAACTCTCCATCTTCCCTAGCGCGCCTGCGTAGCTCTGGAAGATGGCCCAGGCGAAGGTCGATCTCCTCGTCCGGGATCGCCGGGTTGTCCCTGACCGACGCTCTGACAACGAGCATCTTCTCGTCCAACCAGACGTTCTTTTCGATTTCCGGCCCCTTCTGTTCTTCGAACTCATCGAAGGTCCAGCCGAGGCCTTCGAGCGGGGTAAAAGTAAAGATCTCATCCGAGCCTTTGACCTCCATGAGGCGTGTTTGGCACTCCTCGCGGATGATCTGGCCCTTCTCGCCGTCTGGCTCCTCGTCGTAGTGGATGCGGTCTCTGGTCACGCCTCCGAACTTGGCCCGGTCCTGCTCGTAGGACATGATCTCGATGAAAGAGCCGTTGCCGAACTTGAGCGTGTGATTGCGCTGGTTCCATGCCTCTTCCCAAGAGCCGCCTTTGAGTTCGAACTTGGGGCACCAGCGCAGGATCGTCTCTTCGATGGCTTTAAGCGGAAGCTCGAAGCCCGGCACCACGATTCGGATACGACAGGGTGGTTCGAAGCGCTTGAAGCGTTTCAGGTGCTCCGGCACCGATTCCTTGTCGATGCACTGGATCACATCGTCTACGACCCCACCCGCAGTCTTTCCGCTTCTCGACCCGCCGAAGTAGACCCGCAGTCGCACTTTGGCTGAGTGGAAGGCCAGTTGCTTCGGGTGCGGCCTATAGCCCCAGAGCGGATTGGCTTCAATTGCCTGCGATATCTGAGCGATTTCCTGCTGGACGACAGGGTCGCTGAGAGCGGATGGATCGGTTGCTTCGATCCGTGGGGCGGTAGTCTGATTCATGATATTATGTCCATAATTCAATGAAGGGAGAGAGGCGTGAGCGAGGAACGTAAGCACGGCACCACACTGGAGGAATGCGAAGCGGCAGGAGGTGCCAGAGTCCCGAAGTCAAAACGCATCTCGCTAGAGAAATGCGTCAAACACTTCCTAGAAGAGGCCATCGTGCCACCAGAGGGCTGGGAGAAGAAGTCGCAGACGAAGCAAAATGTCATCACTCAGGAAATCCTCGCTTACAACAAAGCGCAGGAGAGGCTGCGCGAGGTCATTGCGATGGGAGGCACCGACGCTATTGCCGAGCTTGCCGAGACCCGGAACCCAAAACAGCGTCGTCCCGTCATGATCGGCAACTTCCGGACTTGGATGGGCTAATGAGACGCCTTCTCAACCTTGAAGTGATCTTGGGCCTGCTCTGCGTCGCAGCCCTCTGGATCGCAGTGGCAGATCCCTTCGGCTGGTCCGGCTATCACAAACCGAAGCCCGATTGGCATAAGGCCAACTGCTACAAGATCCCCGAGCGCTACCACGGCGGTCTGTATTGCTCAGACCAAGAGGCCGGAGGGAATCACGGCTATGTCAACCCAGGATCTATGGAATGGGAAGTGGAATGATCGACTGGGAACTAGCGTTAAGCGTCGCGGTCGGCATTCTCATTGCTGAGGCCATCTCGCTAGTGCTCTACGGATTCTGCTGGCTGATGACTCTGGTCGTTGACTTCTTCGTCAGCTAAGCCGCTTTCGCGCCGTATCGCTTCTCAAGTTCAGCCAGGATCGCGCCTTTGTCCTCACTGCCTCTAGCAGAGGACTGGGAGACTCCCGCGCCTAGCTGCTCCAGCTTTTTCAGGGTCTGGTGAGCTTTCTGATTCGGCGTCAGCTTGATCGGGGACTTGGAGAAACCCGGCTTGTCTCTCGTCGCGGTTGCACTCGAATCTACGATAGCTGACGTGCCACTTGCCGAGAGGGTCATGCCGGGGAAAGATTCTGAGGCAGTCGGAGAGAAGCCGAGCTGTAGGGCCTGCTTCTTGCCGAGGCCCGGAACGTGGCCCACGCTGTATTGGGCCAGATAGCTGGCTGAAGGGACTGGGTGGGGGCCGAGGCCGCCTGCACCGCTGTCTCCTACGCTCGTACCCCAGTATTCGTTGCCGATCTTCATGAAGGTATGACCGGCGTTGTAGAAGACCGTCACGGCTCCGGGGCCGGGCTTGAGAACCTCTCCCATCGATCCTGACGTGAGAGGCGTTTTGAGGATGCCTGCTTTGTTCAGGACCCAGGAGACGGCCCCAGAGCAGTCCAGACCGGCCGGGGCCGATTCGATTGAGCCATGACCACCGCCCCAGACGTAGGGGATGTGGCGCTTTGTCAGTGCTCCGGCCGCAGCCTTGATCGCCTTGAAGCGCGTCACGACCTTCTTGGGAGCTATCCCAGCGTTCGCTTGCTTGCCAACCGCCAACCCAAGGTTAAGGGCTTTTCGTTTAGTAGCGGCGAGCTTGCGCTGCTGCGCTGGCTTCAGTCCTCCGCGCTCGAAGGCTTTAACGATTGCGTTGGCCTGGGGCTTGACTTCGTCGTAGCGTTCTGGGTAGGCGCTTCCTTGAGCTGCCTGGGCGGCCACGCCTGCCGTGGGAGCTGAATGAGCACCGGGGTCGGTTCGCAGCTCTTTGTAAAAGCGGTCCGCCGACGCCCCAACGTTGCGCGGTCCTGTCGGTCCCGTTCCATAGATCGAAGTCCTCTCCTGTCGCCAGCCTTCTGAGTCCAGATCACCACCTGGAAGATTTTCAAAGTCGCTCTCGACTAGGCCGGTCTCGGCCGCCGCAAGCTTCTCCTTACGCGTAGCGCCAGCTTTATCTCCCCGGCGCAGCACCGTCCTGGCAACCTTCGATTGCTGGGCAGTGAGGCCGGGGAGTGGCGCACTAGTCGCCGATCTCTGCACTTTTGATTCTAGCCGCTTCAAGGTTCCCGAGACCTTGCGAACGGCCGGTGTCGTCACGTACCCCTTGCGATTCGTCCTGAGAAGACCTTTGCTCTGAGCTTTCTGGAGAGAGCCGAGAGTTGGGGTTCCTGCCGTCTTAGCTCCCTGGAACTTCGGGGGTTTGTAGCTCGGGGACGACTTAGTGCGCTTCAACTTCCTGGCGCTCGCATCCCCAAGCGAAGCCAACTTAGCATGGCTCTCTGGGATGCGCGGGGTAGCCTCAGAGGACCGTTGCTGAGTTCTGCGATGGAACCCCAGGGCCGAAGCTTGCTGAGCCTCTATGCGCCTTACACGGCGTGTTGAGGAACGCTGCTGTCTTACGGCCTGCTCAGCAGCTTGCGGAGTAGAGAAGCCCGAGGTCGATATGACGCGACCTGCGTGGCTCGTGACCGTGGGGACTTCCGAGGGCTTGGGGACGCGAACCTTCTTCGTTCCGCCGACTTTGCCGGATCCGGAGTAGGTCTTGCGCTTCGTATTGACAACCCCTTTGCCGGGAATGACGTAGGTGTTGCCGGTCCTAAGCGGCACGTTTCAGCTTCTTCCTGCGCCGCTTAACTTTGCGAACGTGCTGGATGTGAGGGATCTTCGTCCCCGCCTCGTCAGCGATCCAACGCTTCGCCCAAGCAGCTCCTTCAGCCGCTTTGGCTCTGACCAGTCTGTCTTGGGAGAGGCTCTTTGAGGGAATCGTTGTCTCCTAGAAGAATTGCTGCAAGGTGAGCCCTGGTCTCATAGGGCTGAAAAAGACAGGTGAGAAGGTCGCCACGCTCAAGAGAGAGACGATTGCGCTCATCGAGAAGTCGCGAGATAGCTTTTGGATCGGATCGCAGGGCAGCGATCTGTGCCTCCCGAAGATTCATCCTGCCCCCGTCAGCCTACGCCTCGCCTCACGGCGAGCTTCGGCCATCGTCCCAGCGTACAAGGGACCCGGCATCGTCAGATCATCCGACTCATAAATCCTTCGAGCCAGTTCCTCCACGTCTACGGCGTTCTCAGGATCGCCTTCGGGGTTCTCAAGCTTCTCGTCTCGCTGGTTGCGAGTCTTCCTGGCCTTCGTCAACCCGAGCTTTTCACGCACGTAGTCGGAAGTATTGAGATTGGCCTCCCTCGCCCACCGGTCGAGCTGGTTCTTCTCCCAAACGACGAGAGGCAAGATGAAGCGAACGTTCCGAAGGGGCTTAGCCACGAAGCTCCCGAGAGGCGAGGTCACGGAGGAAGTCAGCCTCAACCGGCCGGTAGTGCGTGTTGAGGAATTTGGCTATCTCCTCTAGGCCCGCGCGGTCCTCATTGCTCAGCGCAGGCTCGCTCGCGCTCCGTTCTATGGCTGAGTCGTCCAGGGCTGACTTGGCAATTCGCAGCTCACGCTCAATACTGTGGCCGCCATTGGCAGGCAGGTAGCGTTCACCGTTCGGCGACTCTTCGGGGCTGTACTTGGCGACTAGCTCGAAGAGGCCGCGCAGTGCTGCTTCGAGGACCTCTTCGAGCTCAGTGGTGCCTTCCACCGAGAGCGTCTGTGTGCGGTCGCTACCCACGAAGGGTTTCCTTCGCCTGCAAGTAAAGCTTGCGGCCGAGGAAGACCAAGGCGACGAGTCCGGCTACTGCAAGTCCGATCAAGATCGCGCTCATGCAGCGAGACTAGCAGATGTGGTCACATCCCCAGGAATTGCAGGTAGTAGCGAATAGCCCTGGCCTTGTAGATGGCGATGCGCCTGTCTTCTTCGGTCGTGTTCTTATCGCGTCCCTTAGCTTCCTCCTGAACCAGCGCCTTTTTGAGAAGCCCGGAGCTAGCCATTGCGCTCGTCCCATTCCTTCGAAGCCTGCATCGTGGCCGCGACCTTAGAGAGCCCTTTCTCCATCATCAGAATCCGAGCGGTTGATGCGATCCACATATCCCGGCTTATCGGCACCTCGACTTCTTCTGGCGGTGATTCGTAGGCCATCGGTTTCCCGGTCTCTTTTGCAACGAGACCGCCTTGGTCGTCCAACGTGACGTTGAGGTTCGAGGAATCGTTCTCGATCCGTTCGCGGGCTGCTTGCAGCTCATGGTCGGGTTGGCGGTCTCGTTGCTCCAACGCCGAAGGGACACGTGGAGGCTCGTAAGGGATCCCCTCAACCTCCATCCCCCCGTAGAGGGAAAGCATTCGCATGAAGGCTGCTGGTCGATACCCATGTCCTCTGGCGCGTTCCTCGATGCGCCACTTCTCCTGCTCTGAAACTCGAATCTGGAAATTCTTATCTCTAGCCATAGGAATGACAATACAGCATGTCAGTGCGCATTGTCAATACCTAAGCCTATTACGCCTGGGCTTGTGCAAGTCGTGCCTATAAAAGAAATAGCTCAGTCGCGCACAGCCCCCACTCCCCCGCCCCCCTACTTGGCTCTACGACTACGTTTGAGCCTTCCTGCGCCTAGGTTTAAGCTACTCGTGACACGCGCCACAGCGTGCGCACTTGAGCCTGTCTATCTCTAGCCAGGTCAAGAGGTGGTAGCACGCTCTACAACGCATGCATACAGCCTAGCATGGCTTGCTAGAGCGGTTTGAGGTTAATCAGCGCTTAGGATCTGGGCTTGGGAGAGACGCGCTGATAGCCACGCGTCCACCGTCGAGGTACCAGACGTGGATCGTTGTGGCCCAGCTCAGGTACTGCGTCCCTACGTGCAGGCCCTTCATCTGGCTCTGTAAGACGTTCTAGGCACGTAACGCAGGATGTCTCGGCAAGCAAGGAGGTCACGGAGATCTACGTAGTTCCCGGTCCTCGCTTCCATCGCAGCCTTGAGCTGGACCAGCTCGGTTGGTGCCTTCATGCCTAGGTACCTCTCAGACGCTCTGTAAGACGTTCTAACGGCAATTGAGGTACCTCGGGTAGGAAGCTATTCATTTGGCTTGAGAAGAGGGATAGCTGGCATTTGATAGCGGGGTAGAGAGGCTATCGAACCTACTGAAGGCTTACTAGAACGTAGCTGCTCTAGCTCTCTACGTTCCTTTCCAACCGTCTCTCTTTCAGTACTAATCTGCTTTAGGTCTTCTTGGAAGACTGAATCGAGTAGGGGAAAGAGCTTCTCAATCGCTGAGTCGAGGCCGGTCAAAAGAGCGGGGAAGGCCGATAGGAACTCAGGTCGCTGGGTATCGCGCGGTGGGAAGAACCCCTCATGGATCTGTTCCTGGAGCGTGGCGATTACGCGCATCTGTGCGTCACGTAGCTCGCTAAGACTCGGTGTTTTCTTCTCCTCGCTCATAGCCTCAATCCTACCAGCAAACCGCTCTGTGTTTGCTTTTCAGGTCCTTAGGGTCTACTGTGCTGTAGAAGACAGAACAACGCGAGGAGGACTAATGAAGGCTTACCGAGTGAAGATGCGAATTATTGGAACCCAGCTTGGCTCTTGGCGACTGGTCCACGCTCGGACTCAACAAGAAGCTTGCGACAAGGTGCGCCGTGTGGGCTACGAGATCGCAGCGGTTCGGTAGCTATGCTTGACCAACGCTCGCTGGCCGAGAAGAGCGCTGACCTAGAGCTTGAGTTGCTGCGCTACGACATGGACACGCTCTGCCTACGCATGGACGGCGAGGGACACGAGCGCCCTTCAATCCTTGAGTCGCAGATCGAACTCCTGGAAGACAGAATCGCTCACCTATACCGCGAGCTTTACGAGATGGAGGCGATATGAAAGCTAAGAAAAGCCCGTACTTGGTTGAGTTCGACCTTAGTGCGCCACGAGCGGCCTCTTCTAGACCGTTCATTGGGCAGAAGGTCCCCGAGAACTGTGACAGGGCTGGGCACTACTGGGCCGTGATCGAAGTGGCTGGGAACCCCACGTTGAGGGACTTCGATGCCCACTCACCGCTCTAAGCCCCGAGAAGTGATGCTTCCTACGGCGGCGACTTCAGTCGCAGCTGAGCGCAGGCGTTTGCTCGCAGTGGTCGAAGAACAGCCAGTAGACGGCCATGCCTTTTGCCTGCGCAATGGCGAGAAACGCTACCTCAAGTACCAGGGTTGCCCTCTCGAAGTGATCCATGCAATTTCTTTGCTCTCCGAGAGTCTCAACTGCGAGCAAGACACCAGCGTTTCTTGCAAAGCCTCTCAGAAGGCCTCTAAGACTAAGAAGGGACAAGACAGTGTCTGACACTCAGAAGACAACGGAGGGCGTTAGGGAGGCTTCTACGGGAGCAGAACGCTATCTAGTCACCTACATTCGCGTAGAACCTGGTTGGCAGAAGGCGCAGGCCCAGGCAGCTGAGGGCTCGCTCTTCTTCGATCTCGTCCGTAACATGGATAATGAGGGCTTCTGGGGCATTGAGGCTGCCTCCCAACCGCCCGGAGCGGCCGATGAGGCATACGCTTTGCTAGCGCAGGGAGCCATCCGAGGAGGCTTCTCCTCGCTCGCGAAAGCAAAGAGGGCGCTTGAGGAAACGCTTAATCCGATGACTGAGTCAAAGCCTCGCTACACCGTCGAGCTGACGACTGAGGGATGGCAGATCAAGGACAACCTGACGGGCGAGATCGGAGCAAGCGCTTACGGCTCTGAGGGCGGGGCGCAACAAGAGGCCGACTACTTCAACGAGACGACTCCAACCGAGGACACGAATGATTGATCGCTCAGACGCTCTCTTTTACGCGCTGTCGCAAACACGAGGCGCCCTTAAGGCACACCTAGACAAAGCCAAAGACGAAGGTGTTTACGTCTCGGCGGCGGATAAAGCCGCTTTGAAGATCGCCGATCGAGCGCTTAACGCTCCCTGCAACCTTTGTCAAAACTCTGGTGTGGTCGAGCAAGAGGATGAATTGGGAACCATCGCGGGCTACACAAGTTGTCCCGAAGGCTGCTCAAACGACCCTTCAAATGCAGCCCATCCTGACTGGAAAGCGTCATGACACGCTCAGACGCTCTAGGCATCCTTCTCGGAGCCTTTGTGATGGCTGGAGGGCGAGCCTAATGCGAGACCGCCTGCTATCAGAAGCGCTGGGCTTGTTGCTCGGCGCTTCGTTGATCTTCGTCCTGGTTCACTGGATATGAGCCAGATGACTGATACCGAGCTACTAGACGCTCTAGAGCGGATGCAAGGCCCAATGCTTCAAGGCGAACGATTCTCCCCGGCAGACAGAGAGCTTCTCCAAGGCCTGATTGAAATCCCTTCTCACCGCAAGGACTATGAAGAGGCGATTAATGAGTTCTTCCAGAACTGAGAGGATATGAGCTACAGCTACTCAGATATCGAAGAGGGCTTTGCTTGTATCGCCGATGGCGACTTCAGTCGCGTCAAGAGCGTACAGAAGATGCGAGGAATGCTCTTTGCGCACCTAGAGGGCCGTTGTAGCTGCCTCCAGCGTAGTTGCCCTTCCTGCGGAGGGCTAGAACGCAGCGGAATGACGGTCCACAACATCCACTGCCCCTTCCTGATCGCAGTTCCATGAGCGAACCAAGTCCTGAGAAGATCAGGGCCGAACTGAGCCGTATCGGCTACGAGAAGGTCAAGGCGCGCGGTGCGAAGAACAAGAACGCCGTTGAACTCAAGCAATGGCTGCTTGAGGCTCGGCACAACCCAGAGGTTTCGATGAATGAAGCGATCAAGTTGGCTGGGACGTATTGGTCCGTTGCGAAACACCTAGGGCTGTTGGAGGAGAAGGGGAGCCACGATCTCTCCAACGAGAATGGTTGGCGTCACGGCTAAGCCGCTGAATCCTCAATCTCCTCGGCTTCGCCCTCAAGCTCTTCTCCGGGCCAAACCACGCGGATGCCCTTGTTGGCCAGGTTGGCGATATTCTGCGTGATATTGACCTGAACCGTAGGCGTCTGCTCTCCGTCGAGCTGCTGGCCCTTGTCGGTATGGATCGCTGATCCAAGGCCAGCTTTGCCCTTCAGCGTCAGTTCAGCCTCGGGCTTAAGCTCTCCCGCCTCAAGTTTGGCAGTGAGACGCTGGGTGACCTGTTCCTCAAGCTCAAGGTCCCTGATAGCCGCTGCGTGGTGTTTGTCGGCTAGGAATTCTTTAACGTCCTGCGCTCGTTTGACGCGGGCTGCGCGGTACTTGCCAGGGTGTTCGACACGCGCCAGCTTCTTGAGGCGATCCTTAGAGACTGGGTAGCCTTCATCGCCTAGCTGGCGCGTTGTAGCGGCCAGGTTGCCTGCGTTGACGGCCAGGGACTCAAGGATGTGCTCTATCTCGGGGACAGAGAGCGTGCGCTGGAGGGTTTGGTTCACCGCGTACCCTTGGCTTCTTGGATCTCGCGCCAGAGCGGATCATCGTGGTAGAGCTGTCGAGCGAACTCTTTCAAGCCGAAGCTCTCCCAATCAAGGTTGGCGGCTCGAAATTCCCTATCCGCAACGCGAGCAAACGCAGACTCAATACGAGGGCGCAGGGGCCACTCCCACGTTGCTTGGGCTAGATCAGGCGTTGCGTCCCAAACCAAGAAGCCCAGCATCTGCTTAGAAACGCCCGTTAGGAACCGTGAGTTCCAAAGATCCGGCTCACCAACGCCTGAGAAATAGATCCGCTGACTCATGGCCACGATCCTATCGCAGGACGTGGACATAAGGCAAGAAAACACCGGGAACGCAGGAAGATGGCCTGGCCCCCCATCTGGAGCGTTGACGCCCCCGGTGCCCAGGGACACTATATCGAAAACTCCACCGCTCGCGGATCAACGGCGAGGAGGCTCTACGAGCGGTGGCATTGCGGGAGAGAACCGCAAACTGATGAAAGAGGGGCCTTCGGCTGCATCCGAATCCAGTTGCGATCTTGGGGCAACCTAGGAGGGATCGACCAGAAACATAGCAGTTCAGTCAAGAACGAGTTGAAAGCCACAGCCCCAAGAGCATTCCGACGCCCAGGCCGAAAGAAAGAGCGCAGAGCAGGAATTCCCACTTAACCATTCGGCCCTAGCGGAGAATCAGGCAGAACGTCCCCCAAGAGGCTCATCTGGTCCTTCTTACGTCGCTTAGCTCCTGCTGCCGGATGAGCTATTAGCTTGATCCGTTCGTCGTCTTTCTTGTCGTAGAACGTCTCGACCTCATAGCCACGACTCCTCAGGTCTACCTCAATCGCCGGGACACTGGCCCAGCCGTTTTCATGGAAGACCTCGGCTAGAACGCCTTCTCGCTTTGCCTCAGCCGTGCCTAGGAGTTTCACGACCTCTGAGACATTGGTCAGCTCTTTCGTCAGGGCCTGCGGGACCCAGCCGCCTGCTCCATCGTCCTTGTAGGGCTTATAAAGCGGCATGAGGATGCATGTCCCAGTCCCAATCCGCGGCAAACTCAAAGTCCTTAACCGCACGATCCAAGCGCTGCTCCAAGTGCGGAAGGTCAACATCCTTGTCCATCGCATCCATGTGGCTGAGGCCCTCCAGAACGAAAACGGCGGCGGCGAGAAGCTCCTTCGTCTCCTTGTCAGGCGCTAAGGCCATCGATCTTCTGGCTCGTCGCGTGAATGTCACGGACGGTAGTTGCCTCTCGTTCGGTCTCATCGACCTTCAGGAGCGACGCCTTAGCAAGTGAAGCTGCTAGTTCTCGCTTGTACTTGTGTTCCGCCGCGTCTGCTTCTGCTCGGATCTGCGCTACGCCTGCGGGTTCTCCTGCTGCGCGGTATTCGACAAGCTTGATCGCCTTGGTTTTGCGATAGGCCAGGTCTTCCTTAGCAGCCTCTTCGGAGTGCCGCACGTAGTCTCGCCTGGCTGCCCTGCGGTCTTCTGCGATAGAGCGATCCGCCTTACGGCGGGCATCAAGGTCCATGACCTCAGGATTTCCGCCGCCCCTCCGATACTCATCGCTCATCGAAATAGCTGTTCGTTCTGCCACGAAGAGTAGTCGTCCCAAGGGCGTTCTTCTCGGGCCATGGCCTCAGCCTTGCGCTGGGAGCGCTCGTCAGCGAAGAGCCACGGCGGCATGGGAGGCCACGGAAGCGCCCGAGAGTGACACCACTCTCGACACTCGTCCTCTTTAGCCTCTCTCCATGCCTTATCCTCTCGCGCTATCCGTTCCTCTTCGGCCTGATCCGCTGCTTCTTGCTCAGCGCGCTCTCTAGCTTCTTGAGGGTTCATGCGCGACGGAGCCGCTCAAGCTCAACCGCCGCAGCTACCACCGCAACTGCCAGAGAAGCCCAAACCTTCCAGTCCGTGTCTCTCATGCCACTCTCCTCGCCGTCTCGTTGATCCTAGATTCCAGCTTGCTCAAGACCTTCTCGATCTTTCTCTCGGCAAACCGAAGTTCCGATCCAAAGGTACCACGGCCATGCAAAAGCGGGTTGTCTCGAATGCGGTCCAACGCACCTTTGACCTCGGCGCGGTGACTTCTGAGCAGTTGCAGGGCTGGATCGGTGCTCCGCTTCTTGAAGCGTTCGTGGTCCTCTCGTTCAACTTCCTCTCCCGTGCCTCTAAGAGCCGCTCCAGGACTATTGGTGTAAGCCGACTTCTCAGCAGCCCTCCGTAGCTCAGCGCCCGTTAGATCGTCTCTCAGGCCCTCCTCATAGCCTGCACTGCGAGTCCTGGCACGCAGAAGGCGGGGACGGTCGTCTTTGACTACGTAGAACAAGACGCTTGTGTCGTCGCCGTGTTCCCAGCCGACCAGCTTGATGCTCACTTTCGCCGATAGCGCGTATGCGCCGTCTCCGTCTCGGAAGGTCTCCTCCCACCTTGGAATCTCCGCTATGGAAGCCGTGATCCTTGGATGTTCTCCCGCGAACAGAGCTTTGCGTTGCTGGCGGGTGAGGGAGAGGGTCAAGCTTCCTCGTCGCCATCTAGAAAGCGCTTGAGTCGTTCGAGAGTTTCAACGGCTCCTGAGTGCGCTCCAGCACCTACCGAATTCTTCGCGCCGGACGCAATCGCATCATTCCAACCGTTGCGTTCACGCCTTAGTTCGTCCTCAATCCAGTCTCTTACTTCAAATTCTCTTCGATGCGTTGGACCAGCCACTTTCTCCATAAGACCTGATCATCCTCCTCGCCTGGTGCGCGCTTGACAAAGCTCTTGAACTTGGCCTTGTTCCGGAAAATAAGCTCGAAATCATCCTTGCGGTCTGCATTCCCGTTTTTCAGTTCCCCCACATAGGGATCAAAGGCTGCGCCTGCTACCGCCTTGAGGCACCCTATCAGCCCCTCTCGTTTCAAATGCGGCTTAGCTAGGTACAGCTCCTCGGCCTCGAAGCGGCAACCTTCGTGGTTGCAGGCCAAGGCCCACCACGTCCAAAGGCACTCCGCCTCAGCCCACATTGGGTCCTTGCGCGCGTCGGTCTCAATGTCGCGCTCCAATTCTTTGATCTTCGCGTTCTTGACCCGCAAGTCCCTCTCCAACCCTTGCAGGGCATCCTCTCGATGCTGGCATTGAGGGCAGCTAACGACCTCTCCGGTCTGCGGGGAGACCACGCCGAGAAGCGGCCTGCGGCTCACTTGCCCATAATCTTCCGATAGGCGGCGAGCTTCCTCAGGCTGAAAAGCTGGATACTGCTCTCGGTCAGCCTCACCTCAACGCCGTGAGTTGGATGCGTCCAGCAGACTTCACACCGGGGAGAGGAGGTTCGACCCATCTTCTCCCCGCAGTCGCAGAGCAGCGTCTGCCATCGCACCTCCTCCATTCCCTCGCCTTGCACGCCACTGTTCTATCACGCCCGCTCGAAAGCTTCGCCATCCCAGCGCCATTCAGACCAATAGGGATGGAGTTGGCCCGGTTCCAACCCCTTCCTCTGAGCTGGAGGGTTGTTCTTTGCTCCGTAAACTAGGTCTGACTTCCTCTTGAGCCGCTTACGCCAGCCCTTCGGGGGAGGCCATCCAACTCCCCACTGAATGAGTTGCTTACGCGTTGGTCGCTTCACTTGTATTTCCGCTCTTGTCGGCGTTTTAGGCATAGTTGGGGCTTCTGTTCTCCGGTACTGAAGGCCAGGGGGTAGCGGAACCTATAACTCCCTCCAAGCCAAGCAAGAATCGAATGTCTCCGGTGCCTTCAAGCTCGTCAGATAGAGGGGTATCGCGCTGCTTACGGGCTGTAACGCCTCCGTAAGACCCATCCGAATCCCGCCTGATCCGCTCGCCGTGTCAAGGCTCACCCCCACGCGCCCCTGCTCAGTCCACAAGGAATGTCATCGGCTCTGCCGGACTGTGCTAACGTTCCTGCATTGCATCCTTGTTTGCCGATGGGGAATGCTTGAGAGGCCGTCCTTCGGGGCGGTCTTTCTCTTTTGAGAGGCCGTAATCGTGAAGCCAATGTCCCTTCTCAACCAGGTAGTACTGGTCTCCAACCTCTTCAGCAAGCTTTCTTACGCGCTCGATAGCCTCAGCCTCGTCAGCCCCTTCACTTAAGAGCAGGAAGGAGGGAGAGCCTGGAGGGCCCGGTCCCGTTCCAGACTCGTGATAGGAGAAGACCGAGATGTCATCGCGTTTATGAAGCGAAGGCAGCATCTCGACCGGGGTTCCCGAGAGATGCACGGGGTGTCTAGGCATCTGCCTTGACCTTCGTTCCGAAAACAGCGTCAAGCGCGGCTTCGATATCTACCCTCGCGAGAGACTGCATCGACTCCCTGGTCAGCAACAACGCGTCTTCCAACTCCTCGCGGAGGGGATCATGGTTGTTCGAGTCGTCGCTGTTCACGCAGTCTCCTTGACCTCCGCCCGACTCTCTACGAACAAACGAGTTTCCATGCGCTGCTTGGAATGCGGGTCCTCAAGCGGCCCGGTGCAGAACATGGTCATGCGAGAACGGCCCATGCCGTGCTGAGGGACTTTTCCCACGCGATGACAGACGTTGCACACCGGCAACTCGCAGTAGAGACGATTGTGTAGGCGCTCTGCCATACGCCGAAGATATCAAACGGAGGGCCAGGCCCTGTGACCCAAGACACGGAGCAGCTCCGAAAATGGTCTTGGCCATATCGGCTTGTTCGCCACGCTCCCGGCCCTCCAAGATCAGGGTAGCAAAGACCCGCCACCCTCAATCAAGAGAGCAGCGGGCCAGTCCCATCGTCGTCAGCGGAGGCTCAGGTCCCCTCAGGCGTCTCTCTGTGGCTTCTAAGAGGCGTTCTCGTCTTTTGAAGGGGTAGATAGCGGGTCGAGGTTAGAGGAGCTTAGATTGGCTTCTAGGAGCCGCGTTGCTTCTTGCAACCGCTCCAAGGCAGCTTCAAAGTTCTCGATCTCTTCCGTCGTCATCACTCAACCCCTGGTCTAGTGGGCGCTGTAGAGCCTCCTACGACTCGCTCTGCGTAGTCGGCTGCCTCCATGAGAATGCCACTCTCGCGATAGAGAGAACCTTGCTCTTGTTTTCCACGAGCAAAGCCCCGCAGCCATGCGGTTTCGAGTTCTTCTCGGAAGAGATCTTGGATCTCGTTAGGCCAGAGCTTCTGAAGCGCCTCTTTAATTTCCATGAGAAGCCACCCACTCCCTGACCAGCTTGATGGCCTTTGTTTGAGCCAAATGGCCCACGTCCTCCGTAGCCTCTCCGCCAGCACTAACGTAGCCAGCGATAAAAGCGCGGCGAAGCCAGTGCTCAAGCTCTTCTCGACGTTGCGTTGAAGCCGCTTTAATTAGCATTTGAAGCCATCCACTTTTCGATTCGGGCCAGGAGGATCGCTCCGGTGCCTAGCTTGGTCTGGGCGTCGGCTATGGCTTGACGAAGCTTCTTCTTTTCGTTGGCTTCGTCCTCAAAGAACTCCTGATGGCCAAAGCCACGAGGTTTCTCAAGGCTAAAGACCTCAAGCGCTCTCTCAGCCTCAATGAGCGCCTCGTTGTCCTGACGCTGCCACTCCTCCAACCAGGGCCTTAGCTGGGCTACTGGGAAGAGTTCTCCGAGGAACCACGAAGGGACAGGCATCCCGGTTCCCCCGTCCTGCGCCGCCTCTCGCTCCCAGCCGATATCGCCTAGGAGGTTGGAGAGGGCCGCGATCTTGCGAGCTACGTCAGAGCAACCCAAGCTGTTCCTAGCTCCGTGGTGGAGGTCGAGACCCAACTGCACGAGCTCGTCCAGAGCATGGGTCGCGATGTGGTCCCTCTCCTCTCGGCTAAGACGGAGCATGTCCTGCCGCTCAGAAGCCCAGCCATGAAGCGCCCTGCGCTCGCTTTCAAGCATCGTCGCCTCCGTTTCGGGTCCGTAGTTCCTTGCGTAGCTTCTGGAGATCCTCATCTATGGCGTCTAGATGGCGCTTGTTAGCCATGGACATGAGGCCTAGATCCTCTAGGCTTATCTGCACCTCGGAACCCTGTACTTGGGCGAGCAATCTTATGCTTTCTTCTCTCGCATCCATCTTCAAGCCTCCACAGGACGGCCAGAAGCTCGGATAAGAGCGATTAGTTCATCAGCGGTGGGGCCAGAAGATTCGAAGAGGCTCCCGTCCATAAGTTCCGCTATTCGATCAAGAACCACGGTATCGGTCATCTGAGCCTTGAAGGCTTCCGTGGGAAGCAAATGCCGTTGCCACGCTCCACGCTGCTGCTCGCCCCCTACAACCTGCAAAGCTCCAGCGCTTAGTAGCTGGTTGATGTGGTAGCTAACCGAAGAAAGCTCTCCGTCTAGCTGCTCGCTGACTGACTTGGCCGTGACAACTTTCCCGGTCAATGCTGCTTCTTCGGCCAAGATCATGATCTTGCGTCGTATCGGGCTACGACAGGCGTCTACGAGGGCCATTGCGTTCTTCTCGGGCTTAGGCATCTGCCCCTACCTCCTCGGTCAGGTTCTCCCATGTGCGCTCTGCAACCGCCGCATAGTCTGAGAAGGAGATTGAAGGGCTGTCTTTCAACCCAAGCTCTTGGCCCAGTTGGCCCGGCTCGTAGCTGTTGCGCGCGAGACGATAAACAAGCTGGTCTTTACAGCTCAAGACGATGAAATCGTATTCGTTGTCCGGGGGCCGCGTGGCAATACCAAAGCCCGTCTCCGCCCCTTGCTCGCCAGCGCTCATCGCGTCGAAGACGATGCGAGCCAGATAGGCCGAATCCTTCCAGCGGCTGCGCCCCGCAGTGCTATCCAGGGCTTTGCGCACGGTCTCCGGCAGGTCGGAGCCACTCCAGTGTCCGTAAAGGAAAACAGCTTCGTCGGTGAATGTGTCTAGAACTACGGTATTGGCTCTATCGCCCATAGGTTCTCTCCCTACGTTGTAGTCAGTGCTTCTTAGACCATACAGAATCCGTAGGAACTGTCAAGAACCACAAACAAAAGGGCCGCCTCCTTTAACCAAAGACGGCCCATGGCCCTAATCTTTTACCCTTGGCGCGCCGTAGGCGAGGTCCAAGACAACGGTATCAGTTCAGAATGGAATACTGGTGTCCTTCTCGGCGGGGACTGACGGAGCCTTAGCCGCATCGCTGATCGCTGCGGTCTTTTCGTCCAAGACGCAGGCGAAGGCCTCTAGGTCGTCCAGGCGCTGCTGAATAACTGGCGGAGTCGCTTCTGGATGCTGGAGCGGCGCGAACGTATGAGCGGCTACGAGGAGGTTATGAGCGTGCCTCGCTCCCGCGATTTCAGAAGGATCGCGGGGCTTGAAAGTCCCTCCGCCCTTTGATCCACCCCCGCCTCCTGAGAAGCCGCCCTCCTTGAACTCCTTCTTGAACTTATCTGCGAAGTCCGGGTTGGAACTGGGCGTGATGGTCCCTGAGAGCGTTTCTCCGGCCAGTGGAGGGGCTGTCGAGGGCTTCTGGTTCATCTCTACCTGTCGGGAGTTCCCGGAGCCGTCTCCGGCCTCCTGTAGCTCCAGGGCGTAGGTGCTCATCGGCCCGAATTTCCCGCTCCAGTCTTCCTTGTGATCCGCTCGTACGACTTGAAAATCAGGCACTGGCTCTCTCCTCGATCAGTTCTTGGACTCTTTCGGTGGCTCGCTCCAGGTGGTCGTAAGCACCTTCTAGTGTCACCTGGAGCGCCACATCGTCACGACTCAAGCGTTCCAAGTGCTTACAATCGGCTTGCAATTGCCGAGTCAGCTTCTTGATTCCTTTTGCGCGTAGTTGTTTCATGGACATAATCTAGCGCAGCTCGCGGACGTAGGATAGGGTGCCTACGTGGGGGCCAAGGGGCAGAAGCTGACGGCTGCGCAGCGACGCAAAGTCAGCGAAGGCCGGAAACGCTATCTCGCTTCTCTGCCACCTCCGGTGGAAGACCCTACGCACAAGCGCTGCTCGAAATGCGGGGAGACGAAGCCTCTCTCTGAATTCCATTGGAGCACCCGCAAACCCAAGGGCAAGCAAGCGACTAGGCGCCCTGAGAGCGCTTGTAAGGTCTGCAAGCTGGTCCAGAACAAAGAAACGCGGAAACGAGAACAACTAGATGGGAAGGACGCTTACGCGCGCTGGATGCAGTGGTGGGAACGCAAGCGCGTGGAAGACCCAGCTTATTACCAGCGCTTCCTAGAGCGCAAGCGGGAACGAGAGGCAATCAAACGCAGGGAAGAAGGTTGCCGGGTCTTAGAGCGCCCCGGTCAGCACGGCAGGGGAAGCCTTCTGGCCACGGAGCCTCTCGCCTTATTCCTCGAAGGGGAGATGAAGGGAAGGAGCTTCCAGGCCATCAGCGAAGCGGCTGGAATCAACCAGCGCCAGCTTACGACGATCCTGTCCCGGGAGTACCCGACGGTCTCCCTGCGCACGGTCGATCGCTTCTTGACAGGGCTGGGAGCGCCAGAGGCCCTCTCGATCCTCTATCCAGAAGGGCCCTAGAACGAAAAAGAGGCGCTGCGCCCTCTCGAGCACAACGCCTCATCCATCAAGCAAAACAACCGTAACTACAGAACTAGTGAGATAGGATCCCAGTCACAGGACCTAGGCCACCGTATCAGAATGTGGCCATATGTCAAGGCCACTCCGAGGGAGGCAGCCATTTCAGCTCTCCATGCGGGGGCCACCAGGCGAGGACCGGTTTCCACCCGGCTGCATAGGCGAAGGCGATCAGTCCAGCCCGCTTATCTGGGCCGAAGTTATTGAAGGGACCGAACTTCTTGGAGTCGGCTTTGACCTCAACCGCAAGCGTTATCTCTCCAGCCTTCCCTGCGACTAGATCGATACAACCGAGAGAGCCGGCGGCCCGTACAACAGCCCAGCCTTCAGACTCAAGCCGCTCCCGGACTTGCCGCTCCCTCTGGATCCCAAGGGCTTTGCTCAACGAACGAGCAGAACGACGATCACGACGATTAGCAGGATGACGAGAAGGGTCGTAATCACTTTCTGACCCCTCGGCCCGAGCCGTTCCGGGCGACGCCGATGCCGCCTCCACCAGCGCTTGTAATGCCCCAGGCTGCTAGGGCCTGGAAGATCGTAATGTCATGATTCAGGTACCCGATCAAGGCGAGGATCCCTCCGCCCAGGGCAGTGATCGTCCCAACTGGGAGATCATCCAAGAATTTCATCAGTCCCCTGTCTTTTCGTCGCGGATCAGGCCGAAGAGTTCCTGGCGCATGGTCACGAGTGGTTGATTGAACATTTCCAGCCAACGTTGATGAGCCTTCAAGGCTCTTAGCTTATTCATGGCCACATCCTACCCCTCGAAGGAAGCTTTTGTGCGAGGCCGTCGATTGTTGGCTTGCTCCTTCGGCGTAGCCCAACGACAGTTGCCGGGTTCATAGTGCCCCTCGTTGTCGGCGCGATCCAACGTTCGTCCTTCAGGCCGCTCCCCCATATCTTCGAGAAAAGCCTGAAAGCTCTTTTGCCATCGGTTGCATACTTGAATTCCGCGACCCCCGTAAGCAGGAAAGTGCTCATCGGTGGGGCGGCTACAACGAGCCCTCATACAAAGCCATGTGTTGTAGGTACGAGTAGCTTCCACGCTGTGGCCGTGCAGCCTGCTCGCATAGCCAAGGGCGCGGGCTCGCGAGGCTCTCTTCTCTTTGTTGAGGCACCCACAGGAAAGCGTGTCTCCGGCGTTCAACCCGCTAGATGTGACATCCTTAATGCCTTCACAGTCACATAGGCAACGCCAGCGGGCCTTCCCTTGCAGGGAGTTCTCTATTCGGTGTAGCGCAACAAGGCGACCGAAGCGTTGACCGCTAAGATCCAGAGCCCTCATAGACGTAGCATCTTAGGTCGCCATCTCCGAAGTCGTCCACGATACCAAAATCGACCGCCGCCGAACCGTGCCCAGCCGTCCTATCCCCGGGGCCTAGGTAGGCCTCTACGTGATGCCCGGCACCTGGGCCATAGACGATGTAGGCGGGATGGCCGAAGGTTTCCATGTAGCTACGTGAGACCTCTTTCCAGCCATTGTGCTGGCCCACAAGCGTCCCGGTGTATCCCCCACGGAAGTCTTCTCCGTTGGGATCGGGCAGTCCGCAAGCCTTTGCCCAGCCGGTAACCGTCGAGGAACAATCGGAGCGATGCCCGTACTCGGGGCCACCTACGAGTTCGTGGTCGATATCCCAGTTACCCGATTGCGAGTAGAAGTTCCGCCTCTTGCCGTTCGGGCAGTTCTTGACAGATGTCAAAAGCGCCGCTTTCCAGCGCTGACCGGGTGTCCCCCCAACTACTTTGTTGCCTTCGACCACAACGCCGTGCTCTTTCTTCCATTTGGCTAGTTCAGCCGCAATCTTGTCCTGATGGATGCCTAGGTCGTGCTTCTTCTGCACGGCTAGCTTGACTTTCCCTCGCCAATAGACAGAGCGCAGATGAGCCTTATGAGCGCGGTGCAAACAACGAGCCGCCTTGCGGTCTAGCGCGTCAGCGGCTAGGGGATTCGAAAAGCTGTGACCAGTTTCCAGCCGTTCTTCGTCAGCCTGCTGCTGAAACTTCGCGGCTTTTGCCTTTTCCTTCTGCTCAAGTCCGGTGTTGGCTTTGTAACGCCTGCGAGCCTTCTTAAGCTGGGCCTCGTTGCTCTTCAGTCTTTCGAGGATCTTGGCGAGCCGAGCTTTGATACGGGTCATTCGAGTCCTTCCAGTTTGGGCAGTTCAATTTCAACGGTGATCGGCACCGTGGGAAGTTCGATGCGAGGTTTGTCCTCCACCCGCGTGGCCCCTTCTTCTTGCGCCGATTCGGGAGCCGATTCAGGAGCCGATTCAGCAGGAGCTTCTACGGGAGGGGAAGTCTGTTCAGGCGGTTCCACGGGAACGCTATGAGACCCTCTCTGCGGCTTCAGGGGAGCGCCGGGGGCCAATTCAGGCTTCAGGGTAGCTGGCACCCCAGACTCGTCTACTCCGGCGTTAGGAGGCCTGACGATGTCTTGCGGAAAACTCGCGTGTTTACTGGAGCTAGTCCTACGATCCACCGGCTTGCGCAGCTCAGGCTCGAAGTGCTGGAGGATTTCGTTGATCTGATGCAGCGCCCTTCGAACTTGCAGGCCGACCGGAGGAAAGTTGGGAGCGCTCCGACAGTTAGAGCCTCGCGCCAATCGCAGCGTCTGCTGCTGAGCCTGCATCCTAGTTAGGAAGTGGCGGATCGGCTCGACCTGACCACTCGGAGTCAGAGACCGAAACCTGTAGGAGTTAGCCGTGTTCTGGACCTGAGCGCAGATGATCGCGTGTTGGCTCATCACCGCCTGCCTCAACTCGGCCTGCGTGTCCTTCTGAGTCGGAGTGACCGAGAAGAGGATCAGTCCAACCGCCAGGAGAAGTGCCAGGATCGTGATTGCCGCCATGCCTAGGACTACGGGTGGGCGGCGGATCATGAAGCCCACCAAAGAACGGCGGCGAAGGGGGCGACGCAGGCAATAGCGCCCAGGCAATCGAGAATCGGCATCACCGGGTGGCTCCTACGACTATCGCTCCTACGAGCAGCACCGCCAGACAGGAAAGTATGAGCAATACGATGGGCGGCGTCTTCAAGAGTTCCTCGTAGATCAGATGAGCTTCTCGTTTGAAGCGCTCGCCGTAGTTCATTTGCCTATCGCCCTGGCTCCTACGATACCCCCCAGTGCTACGGCTATAGCCCCGATGGCCCCACCCATTACCTCCGGTCGGGCTCCAATCAGAGCTGCGAGGGGGAGCAAGAGGGTGAGATACAGGATAGCCAGCGTGAGCAGGATGGGCACCCAGTCGCGCCCTGGTTGTTTGTTCTCCTGGGTCACTCATTCCAGCGCTTTCAGATAGGCGTTGCCCCCGCTCGGGGATTTGAGGGCTTCCAGATAGGGATTACCCCCTGAGCTTTCTTCCAAGGCTTCCGTGTAGGCGTTGCCCTTCTTTTTCTTCTTGGACCGTGGCCCTGTCTGCCAGGCGTTCTCCACGGCTTCGAGCAAGCGCTTCTGGGTAGGGCTGAAGTCTCCGCCGCTATCTGGGTAGAAGGGACTCTCCGCACCTTTGACCAGTGCTGAGGCTGCTTCTGACTTATGAATTTCCTTAAGGACTTTCTTGAGTAGCTGCGGCTTAGGCTTGCCGTTGTTTCCATAAAGGAGATCCTGAACGAGAGCGTTATCGAAGGGACCGGGGATCTTCCCTTTGCCGTACTTCAGGTCGAAGGACTTCGAGAGGGCTTCAGTAGCTCCGAACTCGCGCCCCGTCTGCGGGAGCAGGGGCATTATTCCCGAGCGCACGTTCTTATTCTTGTCGAGCTTTTCATAGGCCTGAGAAGCGACTGAGCGTCCGGGTCCTCCCAATGCCTCAAGGGCCTTTTCGCCCAGCCCCTCTCCTCCGAGACCGGGAAGCTTGGCACGTAGCGGGTAGGGCAAGCCGGTGATCTGTTCAAGCGCGGCCCAGCCCTTCGGGTTCGAGGTCTTTTGCCCGGTGAAGGCTTCGACCCCAGTCAGGCCCGTAATCGTCGCGCTGATCGCAGGATTGGCGGAGCTTAGGATCGCGGCAGGATTACCGGAACTGAGAGCCTGTGTGACCGAGGATTGGCCGGGCGAGATTCGAGAGCCTCCCGGAAGGACTGATTGTTTTCCGCTCGCTCCCTCATAAACCGGGAGAGCGTAGGCGAGGGGATTCGCGGACTTTGCTGGAGCATCGGTCTTCTGGAGTCCTGCTTCATGGAGCCCTTCTCCCGTCAGCTTGTCGATCTGATTGGCGTTAGCCTGAGCCAGCATATAGGCGGCCGTCGCCATAACCGGATGGTCTCGCGGGAAAGCCCACGCTGCCCAACGCAGCGAGTAGCGCAAGAAGCCATAGAAGATCGCGAGTGGGGCGAAGGCGCGCTCGTAGCGGGTGAAGGCGGTCCAGTTGCCCATCGAAGAGTCCATGTGGTCTTCGAATTTAGCTTTCCAACGCTTCCCCTCGGGGTCGCTCTTCAGCCAGTCCCAGAGCTTCCCGCGGGGTTGATGGCGAAAGCGCTGAGATAGCTCGGCCTGCATATCGAACATCCCGGTAACGCCTTTGTGCCAAGCGCGGAACTGCTTGTCAGCCTTCATCGCGTAGACGACCTGGCGCAACTCGCCCTCGAATTTGGCGTTCCATTTTCCCAGCATTTCCAGCTTCGCAAAGGAAAGAGCCGTACGAGCGGGCTTGCCTCGCGTAAGCGCTTTCGCGCCTCTTGCCCACTCGACCGGCGTGAGGGCCTCCTGCATATCGAGAGGCGTACGCAGGGCGGCGCTTGAGATCGACTGTGCTCCTGCCGCGCCCTCCATGGCCAACGCTGCCTCGGGGTTGTTCTTGCGCTGCTTGAGGATGTCCTTGTAGATCGAACCTACGTGGACAGGGTTGAGCAGTTTCGGGTTGGTCAGGATCGCCGGTATGGCCACGGCGGGCAGCTGGGCGATGAACCAGGCGGGGTTGGTGCCGAGCAGAGTCCTGACCGCGCCTCGGTTGACGGCGTTGGCGACTTCGGTGAACTCGTGATGCTTGGGAGAAGTCTGCGCTCTGGCCTCCACGATTACCTCGCGCGGTACGAGCAGAGAGGGTTCGTGGCCTTTGACCTTTCCCTCGGCCGCTTCGTCAAGAATGCGCTTGAGGGTCGAAGTCCGCTCAGCCTCGCTCATGAAGGGGTCTTTGAGCGCAGAGTTGAACTCGCGCAAGGCAAGGCGCCCGTAGCGTTTCGGATCTACCTGGCCACCGTTGGGGTTCTCCTTGGTCTTGCGAGTCGTGATTGCTTTCCAGTCCCTCGAATCCCGGATGATGTAGCGCTCCTTACCGTCGAGTTTAAACGGCGTCTTGAACTCCTCCGGGACAGCGCGCATGAACTGGCGGGCAGCCTCACGTTGGCGGGGAAGATGCGCGACGCCTCTGACCAAGCCCTCGAATGAGCGGTCTAGATTGTCTTCCAGCGCTAGATAGCCTTGGCGCATGTGCTCAACCGTGGCAGGGCGCTGGCCCGGCGTTCCCTCCAGCCCAGAACCACGTTGCTCCAGGGGGGCATGGTGGGTGTAGATGGCCGGTGCATAGCCCGCAGCCTTACGAGAGCCTTCAACACGCTCTTTGTAACGATCACGCATCTCATCGTTGTAAGGCGCGAGTTTGCTCTGGTCGATGTTGCGCTCAGGGTACGTGAAGTCTTTGATCTCTTGGTAGAGCGCTTTGTTCAGCTTGAATTGCTGGCGCACCTGAGCGAAGACGGCACGACCTTGGCTTAGGACGCGATCACGATCCGCGCCCTTCAGAACCTCGGCCTGATTGAAGAGTTTGCGGCCTTCCTTGCGTAGCTCATTCATGCGGCGGTCGTCGGCAGCCAGTTTGTCCCAAGCGCCTTGTCGGGTCTTCTCGCCGCTCAGCTTCTCGGCTTTGAGCGTCAGCATCTCCTCTGGGCGCGTGTGGCCAAAGAGATCGCCTTGAGGGAGGAGACGTGCTCTCTCGCCCTTACCGACTACCGCAGCGGGCGCAGACTCGGCTGCACGTTGCGTCGCCGCCAGCACTCCCTGCGTGGCTTTGTGCTGCCAAACCTCCGGATGCTTTTCGAGGTAGTCGAGAGCCTCGTGAAGCTGTTTGTCGCCGGGACCTAGGTGGCGCAGATCGGAGATATGGCGCGGATCTCTGGCTCCATACTCCGCTAGAACCTGCATCGCTTTGTGCGCCTCGTCGGGAAGATGCGCTGCGGCGTGGGCCATGCTGGCCTCGTGATGCTCTCTCGCAATCCGCTGCGGATTGTCGATCCGCTGCTTGATCAGCGCTGTCTTCTTGCGCTGCGCTTTGCGCTCAGCGTGACCGGAGACGTGTGGCTCAGCTCCCTCTGGGGAATGGCGAACTCGTTTGTTTAGGGTGTCACCGCGCGAGGCGACTTTGCGTCGTGCCTCGTTGGCGGTCCTTCGCACCCGACCACGAACACGCTCGTAGCCTTTGAGGCGGGTGAGGGCGGGGAGAGGAGTAGCAAGCGCCAGGGAGCCTTCCTTGCGCGCTGCTTCTTCAGCCTTCTTAACGTCTCCAGAGAACGCCTGAGAGGCAATATGGGCTACGCCCTGAGCCTCCTCCTTCGCCGTGCGTACTAGTGGCTCAGGAGTGCCGTGCTTTATTGACGAAGCCGTTGCCCCAAGTAGCGCCGCAGGACCAGTAATTGCCCCGGCGAGAGATCGTCCAGTTGTCTCCAGAGTTTCGGCGGGATGCTGGACAAGAGCGCTAGCGCTTCCCTCTGCGAAAGCCCTGGCCCGCTTATCGGCAGACCCCGGAAGCGGGACGGGACTAATAGCCGCTGCCCCATACCCAGAGCGTACAGGATGACGCCGGGCCGAACGTGCGGTTGACTGCGCAGCAGCCCGGCGTCCCTGTTGAGTCGCGACTGCCCGTCGCGCGCGCTTGGGAGCACTTCTGACCCTAGCAGGAGTCGCCTTGACTTTGGCTACCTTCCTGGCTGGGTAGGAGCGGGCGCTCTTAGCTGCACGCGTTGCGGCGCTCTCCGCCGCGCTGGTTCCCTTCGAAGCGAAGGTCTTAAGCCCAACCTCCTCGATTCCCTTAGCAACGCCCTTGACTACCGCCCCTGTTCCAGTTGCGAGGGAGGCGGCTTCTATGGCGTGAGTGATGTCTTCCGGTTCGCCTAGATTTTCTTTCGTGGCAAGTTTGGCTAGAGCAATCTTCTCGGCGCGTTTGTACGCGCTTGGGTGTTTCAGCTTCGCTACGGCGGGGGGGAAGGTTCCATGCGTGCTGGCTTGTCGCAAGATCGTGCTCGGCTCCCCTTCGGCACGGTGCTGCGTTCGGGTCTTACGCTCAAGCGTGTCGAGAGCGCGCAGGCGTTTGACCTTACGTTGCGTTTCCCTATGAAGCTGCCGTTTCTTCGTCGCAATAGCCTTAGGCAGCGAAGGAACGGCCAACGGCGATGTAGTTGCAGTAGGGGCCGCCGACGTTGCAGCGCGTTCTGCCGCCTTCCCCTTCGGCGTAGGGGCGAATGGCACAGCTACATGCGTAGGGCGCTTGATCTTCCGCTGCGTCTTCTGCGCTTTGCGTTGGTAGGTTCCGGTGGAAAGGGGCACTAGATCCTCTCGCTATACAAAGTATAGTTTTGAACTGTTTTGGCTTGCTAGAGCCACCGCTTGACAGATGCTATATACGTTTCGAATCGCGGCCCAGGGTTCGGGCGCTTTTGAAACAACAGGCTGGGTAGGGCGGTTAGAATCCGGACGGAAGTGCTTTTGTGACGGCTTGCCGTTCACGTTGCGGCCTCGTCCGCTGTTTGTAGCGCTTAACCGCTTCGGAAGCGCGCTTAGAACCGACGCCTGATTCTTTGGCCACGATGGCTTCTAGGCCAGCCCATTCCTGCGCGCTCTTCGGAACGCCGTTGGCTTTGATCGTGCGGCCCACGGCGGCAGCGGCGTCCTGATTACTTTCCTTCTGGTTACGTCGCTGGGTCGGTGTCAACCCTCCGCGTTTCTTTTCTTCGCGGTAGTGCCGGGCCGTAGCGTGCTGAGAGCGTTCGGTGCTCGCCGCATTGCGTTCAGAGGTAGCGGCGTTGCGCGAGGAGATGGAGCGATTGGCAGCGCCTTCTTGTGCTTTCAGTCTGCGGTCTCTCGCGGCTTCCTTCGCGCCGAGAGCCGATTCCTTGGTCTTCTGCCCAAACGCCTTATTCTGAATCGAGAAGTCCCTTGCGCCTTCTCGCAGTTTCTCCAGGTTCGCCACGACCGTCTGACCGCGCTCCTTCTTCCCTGCCCGAAGGTCTTCCTTGATTTTCCGCCTGCGGGAGGTCTCGGCTTTGCGAGCCTCTATGCCGCGTTCTGTGGCCGAGATACCGCGCTGGCCCAGGTAGTTCTGGTAGCTGGCTCTTTCAGCACTGAGGGGCGACGTGAGGGCAACTCGCTGCTGAGCTACGGCCTGAGCGCCTTTGGCTGCTTCAGCTTGTCCGGCAGTGTTCGTGGGTCCGCCAAGCTGTTTGGCCAGTTCCGCGTTTTTGGAAGCTTGAGCGGCAAGGGCGCTGGAATCCGTAGCGCTAGCATTGGCGAGCCGTTGCGTCAACGCGGCTTCTTGTCCCGCCGCTGACGTAGCGGCACTTTGCTGTGCTGCCTGGTTCTGAGCCGTCAACCCTCCGTACCAGTCTTTCAGTTCGCCTTCGCGCTTGTTGGAGCCAGCTATTTCGCTCTTGAGTCCGCGCAGTACGGGCGAATATTCCTTGCGCGCCTCAGCTCCAGCGATATGCCGGGCTTTCTTGGGCGTAGGCGATTCGACAAACCGGGACTGCGCTTTGCGTTCCCGCGTTTCACGCTTGAGTTGTCTTTGGATTCGCTGCCTTCTCGGCTTCAAGATTCGTGTCGTCTCCTATGGCAAGGATCGCAGAGCCAATCTACGTCTAGGGGTTTGGAATAGTCCTCGTGGTGACCGTGGAGCCGGTGCTTTTCGGTCGGCCTGCCACAGTCTTCACAGTGTTCCGGCTTAACCATGCGGCCTTGATAGACCATCTGCGCTTCACTTCTTCCCCTTCTTAGGTGGAGGGTTCCAAGGTTTGATCGTGCCAGCGCCCTTCCCCTTCGGCGCTTGGCCCTTGTAGCCCTTGGCCCCGTAGTTGGTACCGCCAGACGCAGCCAGGGGCGCGGGTTCAGGCGCTTCTTCCCTAGCCCTTTCGACAGCCGCCAGTTGGGCTTCTTCCTGCTGCTGCTGAACTTCGTGCTGGGTAGCCAGTTCTTCACGCTGGACCTGAGCGCCACGCGCCTCGTAGCCTTCCTGGAGATGCGCGTAGCCTTCGTTGTAGCCTCGTTCGGCCTGACCGAGATGGTTGATCGTGGCCCCCGAGTAGAGCTGTCCCGGGCGCTGGTTGATCCCTCTCGTGTTGATTTCTTTCTGCCGTACGAGCAGGGAGGCCTGGGAGTAGGGGTTGTTTTCGTAACCAGCGCCTAGGCCGATGGAGCGCTGTTCCGCGTCCCAGTTGCCGCGCAGTCCTGCGAGTTTGTCTTCCGCGTTGCGGTAGCCCCCCGCTGATTCAAGCGTTGCCTGAGAATCCCAGGGCATAGCCGTAGAGCTTTGTGGGAGACCCGTAGACGGGCTGGGAGCGCCTGCCCCTCCCTGTACCCCTCCCCCACGATTCAAGCCCGCAGAGGGCTTAGCAGCGGTTCTACGGGAAACCCCTGTGTTTGCGGTGGCACTTTGGCTCTGTGACACGCCCGCGCTAAGACGGGGTTGCCTCGGGCGATTTGAAGCTACGGCTGCGCGTATAACCGCTCGGCGGGGGCGAGCCATGTGAGGTTAGTAAAGCTTCCGTTTAGCGCGTTCTAGGCCAGCACTACGCTTAGCCCTGACCTGCGCTGGGGAGAAGGGGCCAGCGATCCCTTTCGCCCCGCCTTTCCCGAAGACCTGAGTACGCCAGTCTGAGCCGAAGGCTTTCTGGAGCATGCGGCGTTGCTGGGCTACTTTGCGAGCTTGACCCTGGTCGATGGCTCCGCTCTTGACTCGATTGGAGAGTTGCGGGCCGAGGCCGGGCTGAGAGTTCTGGCCAACGCCCGTGCGCTGTCCTCCAACTCCCGCAACCTTGAAGCGCTCATTGGGAACGCCCTGTCCGATCTTCTGGCCCTGCACCCCGGGGTTTCCACGTGGCATCGGCCGATTCGGATAGGGGTTGGCCGAGAGCGGCCCTTCGTTACCCGCACCGCCCTTGCGTTGCAAGGAGGGGAGGTTGCGAGTGCCGGCGAGGCTTTCCTTGATCTGTTTACGCCTGCCGCCAGAGGCTTCTGTTCCTCTGCCCCTTCCCAGTCCTTGGAGAATCATCGCTCGTCTGCTCATCGGTTCCTTTGCGTTAGAGGGCATTTATCCCAGGGCCTTGAAGCCAAAGGCATGATCGCCTTCGGCTCCCGCTGCATTTCCAGTGACAACTTTGAAGAACGCTTGGGTGGCTTCAGCGGTCGTGAAATGACCAAAGGTCCCCACCGAGCCGTAGGTCACGGAAGGAACCGTGGCCAGAGGGGCTTTAAAAGCGATCGTGTATTTGCCAACGCCGGTTTTTTCAGAGGTGAAGCCGTCGCCTAGGACCACGGCTCCGGCAGCGCTGACTTGTCCGGCGATCAGGGTCCGGGCACCGGGACTCGGCAAGCGCGGGTATTCGTCAAGACGGCGCTCTACTCCTCCCCCGCGCTTGCGTATGTCTCGCAGGTTGCGCTCAGTTGCTGTATCCCGAACGGTCCCGCCCGCTACGGGCCAGTTGGTCACGGCTCAGCGCACCTTCTCGAAGGTGGCCCTTCCAACCTCAAAGCTGGTCCCATAAGCATCGGCCAAGAGGGAGTCAGAAACCCCTGAGTCCTGATAGACCCGAGCCTCCATGTAATCGCCTGCGTCGAGGAAGGTCATCGCGGTGCATAGCTGCGTTTCACTCTGGAAGGTTCCCTGCGAATCAGCCAGCTTATTGTCTTCGTTCCCGTTGACGGTGATGAAGACAGACCGCTCTCCGGCTTTAGCAGCTTCTCCCCAGGTCACGGAGAAGCTGAGCTGGTAAACGCCTTCTTCAGGGGCTGAGAAGCGCGTTTTGGCTTTAGACGACCAGGGCTGCCCGTCGTTGTAGCAAGCCCCGTTGGACGCAGAGTCCCAGGAGATCGCCGTCCCGACCGAGTTGCTAACCGCCTTTTTGCTCGTAAGGCAAACCGAGCAACCGTAGGGAGACTCGGCGAAGCGGCCCCGTTGAGCGAATTTGTCTTCCACTGCAAAGAGAGAGGCCATCAGGTGCCCCCGATAACGCCGACCTGGAGAACCCGTTCCTTGACTGCGACTTTACCTTCAGCAGCCTTGAATTGAACCGAGATATTGTATGTCCCAGCAGTAGCGAAGACCAAAGTTAGGCCGCCACTTCCGCCAGAAGTCAAAACCTGGCCAGTTGTCACGAAGTTAACGGCTTCCACAACGCCGTTTGAAATACCTTGGGGGCCGGAGCTAAGCGCTCGAAGGGCCGTGCTCGCTGCGCCTTCAACTGCCTGAACGCTTGGAGCGCCTGCACTACCTTGAATCTTCAATTGGTTAGCTCCGATGAAGAACGCGGCTTGCCCTTTACTCGCGACGCTGTTTTTCCAAATCGCTCTGTAGCCAATCACGATCAGGCCATTTTCGGGCAGAACAACGTTTTTGACTTCGTCCGCCGTCGTCAATGTCCCGAACGCAACGTTTTCTCGTTCCTGTTCTGTCGCGATAACCGTTGGCGGATACCACCGACCCATGAAGCCTTTCGAGATCCCAGTGCTCGTAAGGTCGTTAGAGGAATCGAGTTTTTCGTTCATCCCTTTGAGCATCGTTTTGATCTTCGGATCCTCGGTGCTGTTCGGGCTTCCTTCAGTCGGAATTTCGTAGGTGCCTGCCATTAGGTCTTCGTCAGTCTTTCTTTAGATTTGAACACAACCTGCTCAACCTAGCGAACAAGGCAGTACTCTGCATACCGAGATGTTCCTATTCCGGGGTCTCAACCCAGATCCGTCTTTCCTTCGCCGTCACTTTGCCTTCTGTCGCGCGGTATTGGACCGAGATGTCGTAGGTCCCTGCTGCGAGCCAAAGTTCGGCCATGCCTCCATCCAAGCTCGTGGAGAGAAGCTGCCCGGTGGTTGCATCAGCTCCCACGGCGTCCCCGGATGCGTAGGTGACCAGCCCTGCGTTTGAGCCTGAAGAGAGGCTCCGAAAGCCCAGGCCTACCGTCGAAGCCGCTACGGCTTTCGATTCGGTCGTGAAGAGCTTAAGCTGGTTGACTCCGAGGAAGACGGCGGCCTTACCTGCCGCCGAGACGCTGGATTTGAAGCGAGCGGAATAGCCGATTCGGACGAGGCCCTCTTCGCCTACGACGACTTCTTTGATCAAGTCGGCGGTGGGAAGGGTTCCGAAGACCGTAGATTCGCGAGACTCTTCTTTTGAGATCGCCAGGTTGAATAGAGCCATAGAAGTTTCTGATCCTTGATATTGTGGACATAATGATCTCGGAAGACAAAATCGCTAAACGCCTTACAGACATCTGGATCGTGCTCTACATCATCATGGGATTCATCGGACTGAACACGGGATTTTGGATCTCGTGGGTCGCGACTCACCAATGAGACGTAGTCTCGTTATCGGCACGTTGCTACTCGCCCTTCTCCCTGCAAGCGCGGTAGCCAAGTGCCACTTCGCCTGCGTTGCGCACAAGGTCACGGGCTTGCACTACCTAGCGCTTGAACTAAGGGCTGAGCTGGGAGAAGCAGAAGAAAGGCTGGATCAGCAAGCCACGGCCATAGAAGGCCTGAGAGGCTATGTAACGGCTTCTGAGGCCCGAAACGTCCAGTTGGCCACCTGGGCCTCAGGATTCCAGCGCTGCCTCGGAGAAGTCCCCATATCGCGCTACGGGCAAGAACAAGGGCCTTCGGGCTACGTCTTCCAGCTTCAGGGGACTGACGGGCCGTTTACGCTTCCTACGACGGCTCTCGACGTGACCTACGACCCTGATCCGGTTGGAGCTTGGATCTGGGCGAATACTTGTAACCGGGAACGGATTACGCCCCAATCCGCGCTGGTTCTGAGAGGCCTGGGACGAGAAGCTCGTTACGGTGGATCGTGAACTCCTGGTTGAGGACTTCGTTGGTGAAGAGGACGGAGAAGACGGTCCC